TCGTTTGTCCGGCCAATAAATCTATACTTTCTTGGCTGGCTCCCTTAATTGCACCAGATAGGCTCGTAGTAGGGTCGGCTTCTTCGATGAACTGATTTTTTATTTCGTCCGGTAAACTTTCCATTGCTTTTGCAAAACCCGATGATAAGGCGGCCAATTCATCGCCCATTTTACCCGCACTATTTATTACGGCATCGAAACCGGCAAAATTACCGTCGTCGTCCACCCATTTTGAGGCGTATTTATCTATAATCCTGCCTACCGGTTCTTCTAACAATTTTTTGATAAGCATATTTTGGATTATATTCTTTACAACCTCGTTAGCCTTGTTCCGGAATGCTTCGGCGGCGTTTTCCCCGGCGGCAAAGGCTTCTATAAAGGCGTTCCCCAATTGCGATGCAATATCGGCAGCCGTATAGCCTATAATATCGTCCCGCATAGTCTGTACGGTGTCCTCTATTTGGTGGCGTAACTCTATAATTTGGTTTTCGTACTCATCTACTTTGCCTTGGTCTGTTTTTTTCTTCGCCCGTTCCGCATCTGCCATTGCTGCTAACTCCTTTTGCTGCTGCTTCATATTCTCGATAGAATCTTTTTGCGTAGAGAATTTTTCATTACCCAATGCCTTATCTACGGAACGTTCTATTTCGTCATATACCCGTTGTAATTGCTTCAATGAATTAGCGTGCTTTTTTATCTGTTTTTCTAATTTTCTATCGCGGAAATTGAAAAGGTCGAAAGCAGACGAAATTAAGCCTGCGGTACCTTGTATTATTCCTTGCGGGGTTCCGGACGCAATTTGTGCGGCAGAACTCATCATGTTAGATATATCGCCTAAAACCTGCTGGGTCGCTTCATCGCTTACAATCCCCATTTCCGAAAGTGCGCCCGTAACAGCGTCGAAAGAATCTTTTACAAGATTGATAGACGAGGCAGCATCCTCGAATATATCTTTTAAGGCTCCTTTTTTTAGGTCTTTATCTTGGGTTTCTTTGTAGCGTTTAATAGCGTCAGCAAGGGCCTTAAACGGGTTTTTTGTTTGTATTTGGTTGTTTACCTCTTCAAGTCTATCCCTTAGTGCTTCTAACTCCTTGGGGCTTAGATTTAGCGTTGCCCACTCGCTTTCCAACTTGTTGCGTAGTTTTATCATCTCGGAAACCGTCAAGTTATCCAAGTTCCCGAATAGCTCCGTAAAGGTGTCGGAACTCATTATTTCGTCTAACGTCAATTCGGAAAGAGCCTTATTCTTGGCTTCCTGCAATTTCGCTACTAATTCTTCGTTCTTCTGCTGGGTTGCCAAAGCTATTTTTTCGTCGTATTGCGCGGAAATATCGGCGCATTTCTGCTGATAGGTTTTGTATTCCTCTACCAATGCGTCGTAGTCTTCGTTCCCCGAACTTTTTGCGTATTTTTTGCGCTCTTTCTCCAAATTCGCCAATGCTTCCAAGGCTATACGGCGTTCGTCGTCCGTCTTGGCCTTCGCCAATTGCTCGTTAAGAAGGCGGCTATTTTCGGCGTAGTTGGCTTCGAAGGTTATTTTTTCGCCCAGATAACTCGCATAATCGGATAGCAGGGCTTTTGTCTGCTCTTTGGCCTTTTGCTCTACGTCTTCCTGCTGCTTCTTAATAATATCGCTTTTACCTTTATCAAGGTCGGAACCGTCCCCGGCCAAAGCCTTACGCTTTTCATCCAAGATATTAAGCATTTCTAAAATGGAATGCGCTCCGGAAAGTTGTTCTTTAAGTTCCTTTTCGAAGCCGGCTAAAACGGTTTCCTTCGTTTCGGTGGCTATGGCGTTATTTAGCTTTTGTAATATCTGCTCTTGGTCTTGGCTAAGTTGCGCTGTCATATAGTATTGTTCCTGCAATTGGTGTAAAACATCTCCGGCACTGCCGTCCTTATTTACACCGACAGAAATAACTATACCCTTGTTATCGGCGGCTAATATATCATTAGCTCCTTGTAATTGATTGAAAATATAATTTTCCAGCTCATCCGGAGATAATATAGAACCGTCCGGCATAATGGGGGTAACAAGTATTTCTACCTCCTTCCCGTCTTTATCCAGAATTCCGTATTGAGAACTAAATACGGTAGCAATACCCTCGCCGGCATCTTCCCACCCTTTTTTTACTAACTCAGCAGCATTAACCATTGGGCGCGAAAGCAAATCTACATTTCCGTTCCCAAACTCTTCTAACATTTTGCGCCCGATTTTGGCTCTGGTCTCATCTACAACACTAAGAATCTTTGACCGCTGCCGCTGTAAATAATCCAAGTAGCTACTACCTTCTTTTAGCAACTCGGCGAACTCGGTTTGTGCGGCATTGCGTACTACTTCGTCTTTGGAATTTACCCAATTGTAATACTCCGTATATTTCTTTTTCCGGGCTTCCAATTGTTCCGTAAACGGGTCTTTCTGCGTAGTCTTGGAAGACGTACCGGACAAATCCACCTTTTTAAGTAACGCTTCCTGCTCTTTGATTTTCGCCAACAACTCGGCCCGTTCTTTATCGGTGGTAGCTTCCTTGTATTTCTTCCGTAGTTCGGAAATGGTCTTTTCCAAAGCCTCTATACTTCCTTCTGCAACTTTATTCGCACCGGCCCCGATAGAATCCAAAATTTCGCGTTCTTTCGCGGTAAATTCTACTTGCTGGCTTATCAAGGCGTTGTATTCCCGTTCCGCTTTTGCTACGGCTTCTTCGGCTTTTTGCCAATTGCGGGATTTTTCAATTATAACGCCTTTACGCTCTACGCCGTAACCGTCCTTATAAGTTCCTTTCTTTGATACATACGCTTTCGGGGTGGCTTCTAATTCCTGCTGGGCCTTTAATACTTCTTTGTATTTTTCTACGGCCAATTCCTGTACGGCTAACGCTTTGGCCTGTTCTAAGCAGGCTTCTATAAACTTCGACTTATTAGCTACTAACAAGTCTTCCGCTTCTTTAACCGTCTTAATGGAAAATCCCAAGTCCTCGAAGCGGTCTTTATTGTCTTCGATAAACTTGTTTTTAGCGGCCATATCGTTACCCAGCCGGTTCCATGCGGTGGAAAGCTCGGTAATTGCTGTAACCGGTTCGGCGGCAGCTTCTACCACTTTGTTATTAAATTCTTCTTGTGCCTTCTTTGCTTCCCGATTCTTGGATATAAATTTGGAAATTAAGGCTATCGCAGCGGTAATCGCTACTGAAAGGCCAAGGGTTAAGGTCGCCATTAACGCCTTTGCCGCTACGTTGGAAATACCCAAAGCCGTAGCAAACTTCGTTTCCGCTACGGTAAGTAATTCTTTCGCCTTGCGAACTAATACAAGCTGGGTATATGAATCCTTGTTTAAGGTTTTGGCTACCTGCTGTAAGCCTATGGTTATAGCCATAAGGGACTGAACTTTAACCATAATCTTTTGCAAGTTTTCATTTTCCCCGGCAAACAGTCCTACCGCACCTTGCGCGGCCGAAAAAGCCCCGCTTATACCGCCTATTACCTCTAATACGGTATTCATATTTTGGTAGTCGTCGGACATAATTTTAGCCTGCGTATTTGCGTCGGCCATAGCGTCCGCCAAACGGCCTAATTCCGCCTGCATAGCCCGGTATTCGTCCGTATTACGCTTCCCGTTCTGTTCCATTTCCGCAAGTGAATTTTTAAGGTTCATAACTTGCGTTCGTAACATGCCTTTCGCCTTCGCGTTTTGCTCTACCTTGGCCTTATTCTCGTTTAAGGTTTGTTCTTCTTTCTGTAAAGCGTCCGCCGTGTTCGCCACTTCCTGCAAAAGTGCTTTCCGCTGGGCTATTTCGTCCTTTATAGCCTGTTGTTTGGCCGTTAATGCCCTATATTCTTTGTCCCCCTTGGCGGTGCCTTTCATAAAGGCGGCCCCGGCCGCTTCACCCAAACGGGCGTACTCTTTTTCAAGGTCGGCGATTGCGTTACTATGGATTGCGGCCATAGTGTCTATATCCTTAAACGCCGCTTCAATTTGTGCGGCGGCTTCTCTGTACGCGGCTTCCATACGGTCGCCGCCTTCTACGGTTGCGTCCGTGAACCCTTGTACGCGCCTTTTGGTTTCGGCCAATGCGCTATTTATTTGCCCGTTATTCGCAATTATATCGAACTCCAAGGCACCGCCTTTTATATTCATCTGATAAGGTTATTTATTTGTTGTAAAATACTTTCGGCGTTCTCGCTGGTTATCTTGGTTGTCGTGTTGCCCGCTGTATTGCCGCCTTCGTCGTCGGCCATACGCGGCGCGTCGATTAACAACCGTTGAACAACGGCCCAAGCTACGCCGTGATGTAAGTAATCCCACGTCCAGCCAAGGTGGGCGCAAATCGAACCCCGGCGGCCGTAAGGACTATTAAGCCCTATTACTCTATGCGCTCCGTCCTCGGTTGGGTCGTCCTTGCGCCGCTCATCAAGCGCATAGAGCTTATAAAATCCCCTAAGTTGCTTACGCTGGTTACGGCTTCGGAAAGTCCTACCAATTTGGAAGGTTTAATAGTGTGGAAGAAAAGGGCCGTAAGCCGGTCTAACTCCTTATCGTCATTGTATTTTTTTACCCTTCCACCCGCGCAAACTTCGGTAACGTGGTAATCTTCGCCCAATACGGCAATAGCGATTATTCGGGCCATACGTGCGGCGTTATCTTTGGCTATGCGCTTCGCTTCCGCCAAGGTTTCCGTTCCGCCGGCTGTAAGCCGTTTTTCGTCTAAGCCCATTTCTACCCATATCGCGCTAAGTCTGTCAAGAACCGAAAGCGTAGGTTCCTGTATTTCGAAGTCTTCCTTTACCGTAACTACTTCGGGGCGTTGAAAGAACCCTTTAACGCCTTTTTTACGCCGGCGGATTTTGTGTGTAACGCTGAACCGAACCCCTTGCTTTACCAAAAGGTTAAGTTCTTCGCGCTCTAACTCTAAATCCGTTTTTTCTCTTATGTTATCTTCGTTCATATCGTAGCTAAATCAAGAAAGCCCCCGAAACTTTCATTTTGGGGGCTTTCGGGTTAAAATAAGGCTTTCCCCGCGTTATGCCTGTGCGTCTGCGGTCATAAGCGTAGCGGTCATTTTCTTAGTTCCCGTTTTGGTCGGCTGCATAACCGTACCGGCGACCTCGATAAGAAGAATACCGCTTTTGCTGAAAGTTGCGTTAATCTTACTTACGAGCTTCATGCGCGGAATCTCGAATTTAAGGCCCTGTTCCGGGGTAATGCGTACCGACTTTTCGACTACGGGGATTTTGTCCGGGGCTTCCCACTTATCCGGCGTACTGCCGGTGCCGGGGGTACCTACGCCGCCCAAAAGGTCGGCAAGAACCGTAACCGAAGGGTTCATAATCGAAAAGTTGAAGTTCGTTTTTCCGCCCCGGCTAATGCTTATTACGGGGTCGTCCACTTCTTCGGCGTAGTGGTCGGTTGTTTCCGGGTCTTCCTGCGTCATCGTGCAGGTGTCTTGGTAGGTATAACCCAATACGTCCAAGGTTTCACCCATACCGCCGTCCTCGGCAATTGCGCCTACTTCAATCTTGGAAAGACCGATAGTATAAGTTTTCTTTGCTGCCATTGTGGTAAATTTTAATTAGTTAGTTGTATATTCCATTCTACCCGCAAGTTGTTGTAATGCTCGTTAATGCCCGGTTCTTTAATTATGGCTTCCGTAGAAACCCGAATAGTCAGCCCGGTAATGTTCGCCGATTTTAGAACCGATAGAACAATAGCCGTTAGTTCGCGTATTCGCTCCCTATGCGCCTTAAATTGTTCGGTTCGGCCTATCCTTTCCTTTTTGTCGGGGACGTGGATATTTACGTTTGAAGTTCCGGTTTGCGGCACTTCGTGGTTTAGGAATAGGTTGTTAATTACTACGTCTTCCTTCCCGGAATTATCCGGCCGTTCTCCCTGCACGTATATTCCGCCGCTAAGGGCCGCTTTCAATTCGGCCGAAGCGTTCAGAATCTCAAAAAGAATATCATCGGTTTCTATACTCTGCATACCTCTTTGTGTTAAATCCATAACCGGCAATGAAGCCGGCCGAGGTCGAACTTTTCGCAAGTTCCGGTTACTACAACTAAGCCCGTAGCTTTGGCCGCTTCTACAAACTCGGTATTCGAAAGTTGGCTAACGTCTACCTTCTCCCGCGTTACAATTACCTGCGTGCCTTCGGAAATTTTGGCCGTACCTTTCGGTAGCTGGATAAGCGAAGCGAATACGCGGGTTTCTCCGTCGGCGGTCTGAATTGTCGAACCTTTACCGTTGGTTTCTTCCCGGCAAGCTGCTTTTAACTCCCATGCGGCGGCGGGCGTTTCCCAAGAACCGTTAGGTAATTGGACGCTTTCGCCGTCGTGCTGCAAGGCGTACAGGTATTGCGGGTATTGGTAGGAAGTCGTTACCATACGTTGCTTTTGTTCCGAATTTTGGGCTTGCCGGCCGGCGTAATGCCTAATTCCGTGCAAGTCGCGTTATACCAAAGTTTGATAGCGTCCCAATTCCAACTAATGGAATACCCGCCTTCTCCGATATTGGCAAGGGGGATAAGCGTTGTAAACTCGCGGCAAATGGCCGTTTTAGCCTTCCGCACGTCTACCGGTGCGTCCGGGTCGGGGATAAGTCTGCTTTGGTTGCAAAGTATCAAATTCACGTCGTCCGCCGATAGCTGGAATTTGCCGACCGTTTTAGTAATCCATTCTTTGTAAGTCATCGGGTAAGGGTATTAGGATAGGGGCGACCGTTGCCGGCCGTCCCCTTTCCGGTTAGTGTGTCCAAGTGCTGTTAGAAGTGTCCATAAGGAAGGAACGGCCCGAAGAAAGCCAAGCCGGAAAAGCGTTTGCAATTCCTACGGTAACTTCTTCGATAGGTTCCTCGGTGGAATACTTCTTTACGCAGGTGTGGCCGTTCATAGCTTTGATTGCTACGGAACCTTTAAGGTTCATATCGGCCGGCTTCTTCCAATAGGTCGAACCAAGTACCTTGCTTTCGCTGAACATTACCACGTTGTCGGCGAACGGGTTGCCGGTAATGCGGCTTCCGTCGTCCTTCTCGATAGTAATATCTTGGTCGATAACTACGACCTGCAAGCCGCGCAGGTACGCCAAACCCTTCATAGCCGCGTTTACCTGTTCCAAGCTCGGCGTTTGTGCGATGTTCAAGGCGTTAGCCGCGAACGAAGCGCAAAGTTTCGTTACTTCCTCGGTCTGAACCATAAGCGCGAAAGTGTCAAGGTTCATAAAGGCGTACTTCAAGCTAATACCCTTTTTCTTGGCCTTAGCTACGATAGCCTTAAAGTCCTTGCTAAACGGTTTCGCGCCGGTGGTGTTCCAAGCGGCCGAGCCGGTCTGAAATCCTACCTTCTGCGTTGCGTCGATTTGATAATCTACGTCGTACTCGGTAATTACGCTATTGTTGTTGTCGTTGGTAAGCGTTACTTTGCCCAACGAAATAGACTGCAACGCAATCCATTCCAAGCGGGCGGCCACCCCGTCCCAGCAGTACTGCGTATCTTCGGCCCACGCTTCTACCAAAGCCCGAAGGTCGGGGTTCGCGGAAGTCATGGCGACCATAATGTCGTATTCGTTAAGCTCGTTTTCGTCCTTGGTGCGCTTAATAGCCACCTTCGGAATATCGCCCTGAATACGCGCGATTGCTTCGCGGGTCTTTTTGTTGATACTTGCGCCGCGTGCTACAAGGTCGCCGGCAATCTTTAACCCTACCTGCGCTTCAAGGGCTTTCCATGTAAGCGTGTAGTTCTCCTTCAAGGGGAACAAGGTAGGATAGTAGTACGGTTTAAGGTCGTAAGTGTTAATTACGGCCTGCATATCCTTTTCGGTAATGCCAATCATTAAGCTCCTTTGCATAACTTTTCCCGATTAAATTAGATAAACTGAATACCGGTAAGTTTGGCTTTCACTTCGGCACCGATAGGCGGGATATTGCTTTCCCGAATCTGCCCGATAGTCCAAGCGTTTACGATATGGTTGCTAAGTTCGTCCACGTCGTAGCTTTCGCCTACAAGGGCTACCGGTGTGTATTTGAAAGCTGCCCCCGAAGCCCCGGCCTTGGCTGCGAGGTAAAGCGAATCGCCGGCTTTTGCGGCAACTCCAAGGGTTGTACCTACCGTAAGGTCGTCTTTGCTGCCGTCGCCGCTGTTTGTGGCGATAGCGGTAATAGCGTAAGCCGCTTTACCGGAAGCCTGCATAAGCACGTCGCCGACTTTGAAGTTATGGCCTTTCTTTACGGTGTAGATAGTAGCGGAGCTCGTAGCGTCGTCCGCAAGAACGGCTACTTTCACTACATGGTAAAGCCCGTTTTTGTCCTTTCCTACCGGCGTACCTTCGTGCAGAACTTTCTGCGTAAGGTCGGCGGCGGAAACGGTAATACCGTTCGGAATGTCGGCGAGCTTGTGGGTAAACGCGCGGATAACGCGGTTATCCTTTTTCCTGTCGATTCTAAGCATTTTACAAGTGTTTAAGCGTTAAACCTCTTTACCGCCCAAGCCTTTATTTTCGGCTTCTGCGGTCTTTGCCTGTATGTAGCTTTCTACGCCCGCGCTTACTCCGTCCTTGTTGGGGGAACCAAGTACCGGTTTTTCGTGAAGGCTTAGGCCCCGGTCTGCCAACTCTTGGCCGAAGGCTGCTACGTCGTTCTTGGTTTCGGTCAGATACTCGTTAAAGGCGTTTTCATCGGCAAAGCCGCCAAGTTTGGCTACCCTGTCGAAATCTTTAAGAACCTTAGCTTTGTAGGCTTCGGGTACGTCGGCAAGCTCTTTAACAAGCGTTTCCCGGCGGCTGGCGGTTACGGCCGCGCTTTGAAGGCTCATTACTTCGGACTGCAAGCCCTTAGTAGCTTCCTTTACGGCGTTCGTAATCATTGTTTGCACGGTTGCGGCGTCCAAGGTTCCGGCCGGTGCGGGTGGGGTACCGCCTTCTTCCGGTTTCTTTTCCACAAAGTCGTACTTCTTACGCAGGTTGTCCTCGCGCGTTTTGTTCGCTTTGTCTATTTCCGCGTCCGCGTCTTTGCGCCAATCCGCTACAAACTTCGCTACGGCTTCGGCGGTAAGTTTACCTACGATACCGGTAGCTTCTTCCTTGGTATTAACCTGCATGGCGATAACTCGCGCAAGCTGGTTAAGCCCGTCTTTTCGCACGCCCGGAAACTGCGTTTCAAGTAGTGCTACGATTTCGTTTAGTTCCATTTTTATTTTTGGGATTTAATTAAACCTGCGACAAAGAAACGTATTATAGTAATGCGAACACTTGTATAGCGTTGCGAGTTCTCTACACTCGTTTCAACAATCCAACCGCATAAGCTCGGAAAGGTTTATAAGGGGGTGGTGTGGGTTTAGGTCGTATCGGCGGCTAAAAAGGCAATTTTGCGAACGAATAGCAATGCAGTATAGAAAATAGCAAAAAGAAGCGATTTAAGCCCGTTTTATTCTCCAAACAAGGAAATATACCAGCCAACCGCATAAAATCGAACAGCGGGCACGAGAAAGGGCAAAAACGGGTATTCTTGCTTCGTCCGTTATCCGGCCCCTCTCGAAAAAGTGGAAAACGGGAATTTTGTTACCGCCGTATTGCTATCATCATTCCGCCGGTTGAACTATCAACATAGCGGCGGTTACTATCATCATTCCGGTAATGTTGGTAGTTAATGTTGCAAGCTATTCCGAAATGTTGGTAGCTTCCGGGGTATGTTCGTAAAGAAAGGTTCCCCCCATACCCCCCTATAAAGAAATATTCTTTTTCTTTATATTTATCCAGTGCCCCTAAGAAGGGGCACGCTTGGGGCTACCCAAGGGCTGGCCAGCCCCTCGCTTTTGTGTGCGTTATTTGCTGATATATAGTTATTTATTGATTTTATAAAAATGAAAATTGCGCCGAATGTTCCGCGCGAAATTGTGGGGCTGCCTTGGGGCTGGTTAGGGGCTGGGCTGGGGCTTGTTCTCAAAAAATGAAAAATCGCAAATAATTATATATCAATATATTAAACACTGAAATAACCGTAACTATCTGATTCCGAAGTACCATAGCCCCAAGCCTGCCGCTGGGCTGGTGCTGGCCTGCTCCTGCGCAGGGGCTGGGTAGCTCCTTATAAATTATTTAATTCTTGTGTTTCTTTTAGTGTTTGCAGCAATATTTCCGGGTCTTTCATTGTCACCTTATACATCTGTGATTTATCAACAATACCAATAAAAACTAATTGATTTAATATTTCGGCAGCCCTGCTAAATCCAACCTCAAAATTTCGCATTATTTGCGTGGTAGTTATTTCATCTTTTGTTATTGCCCAATAAGATATACGCCTTAAATATTCGTCATATCCTTTACTTTTAAGTTCTTTATCTAAATCTACGTCTTGCGTATAATCTATTTTTTCGCTTTCATCTAAAATTCTATTAACAACTGCTATAAATATATTTAAACCATCTTGAACAAATAAACTTTCATCTTTTGAAGGTGTAAAATTGAACAACAAAGCCTTTTTGTTAGGCTGATTTATAATTATTCCATCTTGATATAACGTATAAGTAATTATATTTTTCAATAATATTGCTTTTGTAATATTATTCTGCTTTCCTATGAATATAACACGTTTATTAGTTATAAAAATTCTTCCTGCATCTTGTGGCACAAAATTTTTTTTCTCGTTTGAAATTACGGATAATGTTCCAGCGCGCAATAATCCATTATTCCAACGCATACCGGAATAGGCGATATCCCTTTTTATCGTTTTTTCTTCATATAAAACAGACCCTACTATACATTGATACAATATTTCATCATTGGGTAAATTCAAACCATATTCAGAACTATTTAGCGTTTGTAAAGGGTATTTTTGAAGAGAATTTCTATTAGATATAACAAGTGCATACGTGTTAAATATATCTCTATTGAAACTACCCTTAGAAAAAGGATAATATTTTTCTATTTCTTCACTATTACCCGAAAATGCAACTTCATTAGGAACGCCGCATTTAACCAAAATAGCCCTAAATTCTAATGCTTCATTATTATTAAATAGCAATTTAACCGTATCTAACCATTTTTTTGCATTATTTGGCGTTTGGTCATTGTTCAAGGTTTGTTTCGGCTTTTTCTTGAATTGTTTAAGAATAACCAATAATACTATAATTGCCAAGGGAATTAAAATTAGCCACAAACCAATTTTCAAAAGTAAAATGCTGTCTTCCATAAATGATTTTATTTTTGCCCAAAGTTAGAGAAATGTTTGCACGTTGCAAACTTATTCCCTATATTTGCAACGCTAACAGTTCGATGTACTTAATCATCTCGCAGGGCAAGCGGTTAATTTGCTCGGGTTTTTACGGGCTTTTTTTATGCCCATATAATATAACGGCGGTTGCCTTTACGTAAGTTATTGAATGCTCTTCGGGGTGGTTCATCGACTGTTAGCAGCGTAAACGGCAGCCGCTTTTTGTTTGCCAATAAATAACTTTTAAATGCTAACAGTTATGAAAACAACTCCCCCGAACGCTGGAAGCGTTCAAATCTTCAGAAATCCCGCTTTCGGGCAAATGCGGGTACAATCAAACGAAAATGGCGAAGCCCTATTTTGCCTTAGCGATGTGTGTGCCATATTGTCGTTATCGCATGTTACCAATCTAAGAAAGCGATTAAAAGAAAAGGGGTGTACTACTATTACAGTCCTTACTAACGGCGGTTCTCAAAATATGTATTTCATCGACGAACCGAACCTATACCGTTGTATCTTCCAAAGTCGGAAGAAAGAAGCGGAAGCGTTCCAAGATTGGGTAGTGGAAGAAGTCCTACCGACCATTCGGAAGACGGGAGGATATATCCCGGCGAACGAAGGGGAAAGCGAAGCAGATATAATGGCAAAGGCGTTACTAATCGCCCAACGTCAAATAGAAGCGCAGCGCGTCCGGGCTGAATACGAAGCTGCACGGGCCGAAGCCCTGCAAAAGCAAACGGTAAAAATGCAAGGGCAAATAGACTATATCAACGAAAAACAAAAGAAGTTGATACCGGCGGCCGCCTATGCAAACGAGGTGCTTCAATCCAAAAGCGATTATACGCTTACGCAAACGGCGCACGCGCTGGGGCTTCGCTCGGTTCATGTCCTTACAAAATGGCTGAAACGTCGCGGAGTGCTTTATTATCAGTCGGGGCAATGGCAACCGACAGCAAAAGTAGCGGATAAGGGGTATTTTACTACCCGTACTTGCAAGTATGTAAATTATGACGATACGGTAGGTACGAATATTTACACGACGGTAACGGAACGCGGCCGCCGGTTCCTTTGGGAAATGTTAAATGATGAGGAGGGCGCGCTATGAGAACGACTGTAAACAAGGATTTGAAAGCAAGCGAAGGAACGCGCAAACTTGTAGAATGTATTGCGGTTCTTAACGACCATTACAACCTAACGGTACACGCTCTTAATTCGGCTTTTGGCAGTAATGAAGTTTCGGCAAAAATGCTGATGAAAGAATACGGCCCGGCTTTTGAGGGGCTTATGTCTGTTTTGCAAAATTTCCTTTGCCGGTCGGTAATGGATAAAATCGACGGCGAAGAAATAGGCGAAATTTAGAAATAATATTACCTTTGTAAAAGCATAGCAAGAACGGGGCTTGATGGTCGCAAAGTGGTAGCGGGGTCTTCCTCAAAGGATGACATATTGCAGGGTCGTCGCCTGCCTTGCTCCGTTCTTTACAAAAATAGGGAAGTTTTGCGCTTCCCTATTTTATTTTCCGGTAATATGAATGTGTCATTTGTTCTTCGTCTACTATTCCCCAAGACTTAGCGACGTTGGCCGTTACGCCTTTGTACTTATAATTGGGGTGTACTACGACCTTTATAACCTTGCCTTTCTCGTAAGGGTGAGTATAGACGTAAACCAATTCCTTAGAATTTAGGTCTTCGTAAATATGGGTCGGCGCATTTATGGCGTTTTCTATTTCTCCGTATCGGGTAACTGCTACGGTGGCCCCTTTGCCTTCTTTGGGGTGGCCGATGTACTTTAATACCGTCCGGTCAAGAACTACGATAGTTTCCGTTTCCAAACTACGGCCTTTCTTCGCCATGTCTTCGCGTACTATGTCGTCTATCCGCCCTATTTGCTTTGCCTGTCCCAAGCTGCGCCCGGTCTTAAATAGCGTATCGGCGAACTGCTGTAAGGTTCCGGCAAACAAGGATAATACTTTCTGCTGCTGGGAAAGAGCTATTACCCCTTTGTTGTCCTCTATAAATACCGGGGCCGTTTTTGCCGCCGCTAATCGGGCTTGGTTATCGTGCTGCCATTCTGTTATCTCCTTGGGCACTATGGCAACCGGTTTGCTTTCTTTGTCTTTCGGCGTCCATTCCTCTAAACGTTTTGCCCGGCGAGCCTTCAGATAATCCGCAAAATCATTCGGAGAAATGACTATCGGGAACATTCTACAACGGCATTGCGGGTGCCACCCCGTCCAAAGGAAGGTTTTAGGATATACACCGGCCAATTTGTCGCAAATATCTACAAGTCGCTTTACCTTACCGTTTACGGTGGTCGTATGGTTATTGCTTAACCGAATTTCGTACCCGGTAACAAGGGGGTTATTTTGGTAGCTTTCCCACTCCGCACGACGGTAGGCCGCAAGCATCTCGGTACGAACCAAGCGTAAGGCGTTTTTATACGCCGACCTATATACGCCTTGGCCGGGGTGGTACTTCTTGGCCGCTTCGCTTAATTCGAGGTTCCCGGTTTCCTTATTACACACCCGCCGAAATAATGCGTTAGGATTATTCAAATAACCCTTTATCCCGCTTGCTATTTCTTTTGCGCCCTTACCTTCAAGTATGCCGTTTTGTATAATAGTTTCAAGTTCTTGTTTGGCATTACCCGTAAGGTTCCATACACGGCCCGAAATAGTAAGCCCGCCGCGTTTAGCCGTAGCGTAAGCGTGTGCGGTCATACCTTGCGCCCTGCGTTCTTTTGTTGCGGTCTCGCAAAGTTCATTTATAGCCTTTCGTTTATCGTCCGTTGTACCTAATTGGGTAAGTATAGGAGTTCGTGCGTCTTTTTCTCCTTGGATATATCCACGTTGTACGCCGTTTTGAATAATTATACCGGCCTTAGTTGCAAGGTCGCTTAGGTATTGATTAAGTCGTTTTTCGGCGGCCGGGTTTCCTTTCCAAGTGAAAGTATCGCCGGCTTCTATCGCTTTGCGGACTTCGGCAAGTTCCAACGCTGCACGGTAAGTGCGCCCGTACAGGTTGTAAAGTTGCCGTTCTATGTTGGCTAAATATTGTATTAACTTTTTTCGTTGTTCGTCCATTACTTAAAGCTGGCTACGGCTTGCGCCAAATACTGTTTTAATAACCCGTTTAGTTCGCTACAAGGCCCGCTAATTACGTCGTAGCCTTTACTTTCGACGTATAGGGCGTAGTCGGCCCCGGCAACAACTACGGCGACAATAGAGTTAGGCCAATTTGCGGCAGCTTGTTCAGCTACTTTTTTACCGAGGGCGGCTCCTTCACTTCCTTTTTCTCCGTTTCTTGCTTCGAAGTTATCCGTAACCTTCTTCCCGTGGTCGTATATAACAAACCCAATAGAACCGCGCAATAGCCCGGAATCGTCTATATAATTGGGTTGGTGTGGAATGTTTCTAAATTCCTCGGACAACGAAGGTAAATTTCTTGCATTTTTTACGGTGTCTAAACATGCTAATTCTATCGCTTGTATAACTGCGTCCTGTATGTCTTCCACCTTTGCGTAAACTCCTTCAAAAAGTTTATCTATGTCGAATTTTGCTACTATGTTACCCATATCTTAAATCGTTGGTTCTTGCCCTAAAAGGTCGTTATACATTTGCCCGCCTTCTTCGCTTTCGATTTGGGCTATTTCTTCTTCTGTGTCGTTTACCCAGCCCAACTGTTGTACGGCCGTCTTCCGAGAACAAATAGCCTTCTGACCGGTTGCCGAAAGAAGAAGGTTTACGTTCGCCGATTCGTCCTCAATCATAAACGGCACTATTTCGGGTTCTATAATAAGGCTACCGCAAGCGTCTACAAAAGCCTTATCCTTTGTGTTCATTTGCGATAAAAACGCCTGTATTACGCTTAATCGACGCTGCAAATAATCGTCGAAAATTTCGCATTTGTCCTGTACTTTTAGGTGAGCGTCCATAAATAAAAGTTTCAAGGCTACACCCGAAACGGCCCCTATACCTTTTACTGAATCAAAAGAAATATCCGGCGTTTGCGTAATGGTGTAAATCATACGCAAAAGGGTTTCTATCTCTAATTTTACGCTTTCGGGGGCCTGCGCCCAGCTAAGATATTGCGCTGTTGCTCCTTCCTCGCCTTCTATAACGGCCCCGCTTTCGCCCTTCTTGGCCCAACCCAAAATAGTACCCGTAGTAAAGATTTTCGGGCTTGCGTGGTAGTCGTTGGTATCGGCGAAATTGGAAAGCAACTTTTCCAAGCGGTCTATAAGGTTCTGCACGTCTTCCCATTCTACGGCAGGCTGGCGGCCATAAATAACCGGAATTTTGCCTATTTGGTTCTTCTTGGGGTAGCCGTCCAATAATTGCCATTGGTTGCTCGTAAGCGTCCATTTCCGTATTTCGGTATCGGTATAGGTTTCGAAATAGGTATGTTTTACCCCCGCGCTATCCTTTACGACGTATTCGCGGGAGAAAGCTATCATATCGCCCGTTTCATCGAAGTAGGGGTAAAGCCTATCGCCGAACAACGGGCTAAAAATGGCTACCCGAAGTTTGTGCGTCGAATCGAAGCCGTAGTTTTTCGTCTGTTTCTCCACCGGGTACCAAAGTTCGGCCGCTTCCGTGCTGCTGTAAATGGCCCGCGCTACCTTGCGGTTAAGGGTTCGGCTTTTGGTGTCGAACAAAACGCGCTTTACAGCTTTCAAAACCTCGGCTTCCTTGGTGCCTTCTTCCGGTTCCGCGTTAAGGGTTACGGGGTTTCCAAACGTAAAGGCTACGGCCCGCTTTACTATAAGTTTCTGAATTGCCAAGGCTACGCGATCAACCGGCTCTATACGGAAGTTTTCGGTTTCACCGTTTCCGTTGGTAACGGTCTTTATATTCTTCTTTTCTTCGTCGTTTATATCGAAGTCGGAAAGGTCTACTTTTACCTTCTTATCCCTACGCTTTACCGGGTCGTTTACGTCGTGGCCTTTGGGGTCAAGCTGGGCGATATATTCGGCAGCGTTCGGCTCTGTCGCGTTACGCCCGTTCTTCAATTCGGCAATAGCGGTACTATGGTTTTCGCCTGCCAAAAGTTCGTTAAGCTGCTTGCTATTCATTTTGTTGTTATTTTAATAGTTAAACATTATGCGAAATATCCGGCCGCGCTTTTCTTACCTGTAATGGGCCGTTGCTCTACGGTTCCGGTCAATGCGTCCGGCGCGTCATCGTGGGCGTTCTTGCCAACCTTCATATAGTGCGTAAGGGCTTGGTAGAAATCGGGCCACATTTGCGCCCACCCGCGCGGGAAATAGGTAAGGTTTTGCACTTCCGCGCTATGCGTAAATATGCGTACGGCTTTGTTTTGGCTTTGGTGGAACCACTTAATACGGGTTTTGTTGTTACCCATTAACCGGGCTTGTTTCTCTACATTACGCGCGAAGCCCCGGCCGCCGTTGTTGCTCTCTACTACGGCCAATTCTACCGCGTGTTTGGTTAGCATTTCGGCCGTTTTGGGTTCGGTGTACTCCATAGGTTTAGCCGTATAAAGCACGTCCAAAATAAAGTTTCCTATCTCGGTTTCAAGGTAGGTTATCGAGCAAAGGAAATCCGCGCCTTCGTCCGCCGTATCGGTATAGTTCTTAACCTTCCGTAGCTTGGTGGCCGGCAGTATGTCGTATTCCTTAAAAGGATTTTCGTACATAAGGCCCTGCAAAGGTTTGGGGTCTTGCTGGTAAAGGCTTTCGAATACGTGCGGGTTTCGGGTGCGTATGGCTTCCAATTTTTCCAAGTTGTGGCGTTCAGGCCATAGTGCCGTACCTTCTTCGCGCGGGTCGTATTCGGTAGGTGCGCCCTTCTTAATCGCTTGGTAGGTTACTACTACCCACCCGTTCGGATTGTTTACCGGGTCGTATATTCCTTGCTGCTCCAATAGGCGGCCGGCTAAGTCCTTTTCGTGCCAGCGGGTAAATACTATAAGCTGCTGGCTATTGTTGTGTAATCGGGTTTCGGCTACCGTATCGTACCAATCTTCGATAGCTTCCCGAACAACTGCCGACCACGCCGTTTTAGCGTCCTTATAAATGTCGTCCATTATAAGGGTATCTACCGGTTCGCCTGTAAGCGGGCCACCTACGCCGACGGTCTTAAAACCGCCCCGGTGTCCTACTATTTCGCATTCGTCAGCATTGCGAAGCCATGCGCCGGCAACGGTCGTAATGTTCGATGAATTAAGGCGCGTTTCCGGGAATATCTCGGCATATTCCGGAGTGTCTATAATGCGCTGTATTTCGCGGTTGAATTTACGGGCCTTCGGTGCCGAATAGCTTACGACAGCTATTTTATTGTCCGGGTTCCGGCCAAGCATATAAGCCGGAAGGCGGCGCGTAGAACCTTCGCTTTTGCCGTGCTGGGGCGGCATGAATACCATTAGCTTTTTAATCTTCCCTTCTGCGAATAAGGTTAAAACGTGGTAATATCGTATATGAAATTCGGCCGGGTCGAAAGTAGGCATAGTAGCGCGGGTAAACGGCAAAAGGTCGGTACGTGCTTCGCGTATCAACCTTTCCCGCAATGCGGCTATATACTCTATTTTCTCTTGGCGCGTCATTTACCTAATTTCTTTTCCAATTCGGCTATACGTGCGTCTAATTCTTCGTCGGTAAGCTGCCCGAACAAATCCTTACCGTCCTTGCCCGTTACTTCGTTGTTCTGCCTATTCTTCCAGTTCTCCGGCTCTCCGTTGGTTAGTGTAAAGATTATCGCCGCCGTGTCCGGCTGGTAGTGCTTATCAACTATTTTTTGTTCCTTTATTCGCGGTATCTCCTTACCGTTTACGTCGTACTTGCCGGAACCTACCGTAGTGATGTGTTTTTCCTGCACCGTGTACCCTTGTATCTTTCGTAGAAGGCTTTTTTTCGCTTCGGCTACGAAGAAGGCCATACGTTCCGCTTCGGCCTTTTTTATATTCTCCGAAAACTCCGGAAACCGGGTAATCCAATCGTAGTAAGTAGAATCGGAAATTTTAACCATACGGCATACTTCCGCCACCGTATAGGTGTCGGTAGCGATAAGCGAACATATCTTTTCGGCTATCTTCTTATTGTATTTCGTCGGTCTTCCCATTACTTACTTATTGCGGTAAATCGTCCCCCGCGTGCAGTTCTCCAAATTCTTCTTTAATCGCCTTCGGGTCGCCTTTGTAGAATACCAATACGTCGTCGTGAAGGCCGCTATTCGCGCGAGTCTTATTGAACTGTTCTACGGCCTTCGTTACCTGCACTTCTTCGAATTGGTCTACCGTTTCTTCTACTGAACCTTTGCAAAAGACTAATACGTTTTGGTGTAGCTTGCCAATCTTGCGGCCCGCGTTCATTTGCTTGCGAACCCGGATAGCAAGGCTTGTTACTTGGTTTACTAAAATCAAGTGGTTATAGTAGCTTAGGCCGCACTCCGTAAAGGCTTCGATAGTGTGGCCGATAAAGTTTCGGTAAATGCCCTTTTTGTCCCGAATATCCCCAACTACGAAGACGGCAAAGCGGTTGTTCTTCAATCGGGCGCAAGCCTGCTTTATCGCGGCTTTGTAGGCTTCCAAGAACTGCGGGTAATCCATATTGGAAATATCGCGGGGGTCATTGCTATATACTTCCAAATCTGCGTACGGCGGGCAAGAAAATACCATATCGAAATCGCCGGTAACGCCGTTCTTTTGTAACACGTCTTCAAGCTGCGTACTATCGCCAACCGTCCAACGCGGCGCAATGTCGGCCGGCATGTTACCTAATACTTCCTTCGCATTCTCGATATTGGCTACTACCTGTTTTTCCCGAAGGTCATTACCAACGTAGGGCATATTCAATTTTGCCGCTACGATACCGCGAACACTTCCACCGGCAAAGGGGTCTAAAATGCGGCCGCCCTCGATATTGAACCAACGGTAGGAAAGTTCGGTTAGAACGGGGTCGAATATTGAAGTAGTCGCCATAGCCTGTATTCCCTGCGTCTCCATTTCCGCTAACACTTCATCGGCGGAAGGTTCACGGCCCAAGGTTTCCCGAAGCGTGTTTTTTGTGTCGTAGAATATCGGCGGTTGAGCGGATTTGGCAAATGTCAAATCTTCGTCCCTTCCTTCCTCGCTCTTTATACCTATTTCCAACCAAGCGCGGCGGCGTTCCTGCCATTCGGCCGTACGGGTGTTAAGCACGGAAAAAGGCGGCATTACGAAGTCGTCTTTAAGTCTTCTAAGCTGTTCTTCGGTATCTTCTTCCCCTTGGCCGCCTTCTCCGCCGTAGCCTTCCAATTCTACGCCCCAATCGTCGGGGGCTATATCCCACTTATCCGACGCTTGGGTAAGTGCCGCTTCGTCCCAAGCCAGGTTAGCGGCCCCGGTCGCATTGTCGGCTAAGGCAAGTTCGCGCCCTTCCCGCGTGTCTAAATCTATGTCGGTACGCTTTACCGCTACTATTTCTTCGCCGGTGGTTTCTACTATCAAAACCTTTTCTAAGCCGATTTGCCCGGCGTTTTCTACGGTCTTGTTTCCGGCTATAATACGGTTGTTCTTATCCAAAAGAATAGAACGGCCCGCCCCGAATTGGCGCAGGCTCTTTTCTATCAAACTTTGGCCGAACTGCGTACCTTTGTTGAAATTTACATCGTCCGGTATAAGTTGGGCTATATCTGCTTCTATAATCTTCTTCGGTGCCATAGGCTCTACGCGATGAAGTGGAATACCAAGCGGGCCAATAGTACGTTAATGATACCGGCAAGTACGCCAACAACAGAGAAAACGAAATCCCAAACTTCCGGGGTTCCTTTCTTGCTGAATTTGTCGTAAATCTCTTTTCCGGCGGCGGCCAAAATACCTGCGGAAAGCCCATAGAAAACTCCGAAAAGTCCTACGAAGAAGGCGATGATAAATCCGGCCGCTAAATGCAGCCATTTGTCCGAACTGAATAAGTAGCCCTTAAAGGTCGTAAGAGCCTGTAAAATCTTTTCTTTCATACCTGCGTACGTTTATTTGTGTGTAAATATTCGCGTTACGCAAAAATAAAAGAAGCGTATTATTATAATACGCTTCTTTATCCAAGAATAATTAAAAAGTTACCAACATAGACGGGGGATATATGCCCGTATAACCTGCTGGAAATCTTCTAAGGAACGGCAAACGATGTATTTATTACCGTGCGCTTCGGCCAACGCTTGCCATTCCTTTTGCGTGGGTGTCTGCCGGCTACTTTTGCTGGGGGTCTTAAACTCGATACAAAGGGAATGAAACCCGCCGGAAGGGTAAAGTAGGATAAGGTCGGCAACCCCGGCCGTTACTCCTTCGCCCTTCATAATCGCGGCTTCCTTTGCGTTCCTCGCCCCGCCGTTCGGAACCGCGAAAAGAAGGCGGCCTATTTTCGGGTACTGCAACCGGAACCAAGTAACGCAGTCCTTCTGTATTTGGCTTTCTATATGTCGCATATTATTCGGTTTCTTTATAGTCGGGAATAAATAGTAGAGCTAATAGTACCCATACGCTTTTAGTTATCCATAACGCAAAGCCAATCAATGCGAAAAAAGCCACATAAATTAAGGCTATACTTATATGTTTCATTTTGTTACTCCTTTTCATATAGGGCGCAAGCCGGGTTATTTACCTTTATCCGCTTCAATCCGTTACCCGTTCTTCGGCTCTTTTGAAGGGCGCAACTTTGCACTATCTTCGTGCTATGGTCGTTCAATTCCCAACGCTGGCGGTGCTTACAAGTCCGGCAAGTCGGTAATTCCTGTTTGGCTCCGGTCTTAACGGTGGCTATAAATTTGTCGTAATCCATAGCCGAATATGCCCGTAACCAATCTTCGCGTACCAAAATATCGCGCTGGGGAACATAGGCGTAGAATACGCCATTTACCCGGCACCCGCCCGAAAAACGAGCGACCGATAAATACGGCTGCTTCGTAACGTCGGCAACTACTATAACTTTATCTGTGTCGAACATACCTATTCGTGTTTAACCGTTAATAAATACTTCTGTTCCCGTTCGGCCCGCTTAATCAATCGTTCTATATCTTGCCCTACGTCCGTACCGTTCCCGTTCTGAAATCCCACCCAATTTTTTACCTCGCAACCTCTAAGGGATTTTACTTTAAGAACCTGTATTAACGTCGAAGAAAGTCCGCTTAACCTACAAGCCAATTCCTTCTTTTCGGCTTTTAGTGTCCTTATTTCTTCCTGTAAAGCCTTAGTTTCTTCGTTCTGCTTCATACTCATTATTTTGCTTTCTATAATCAAATAACCGGGGCTTTACCCCTTCGCGGCGCATAATCGAAGCAAGGATAGTTATTTCGCCTTGCGCGTTTTGTTGCTGGCGTTCCGCATCCTTAACGACGGTTATAACCCCGTCTTTCTCCCAAAGTAGCCCCCATTTATCCGGCAAATCGACTTCGGTTATCAATCCTTCGGGACTGCAATAGTACCGAAAGGCCCCTACGCCTTCTTCCGGCTGCTGGCGGAAACTCTTTTTTGCATCGGCCAAGAAATCGGAACGCGAAACCTTCACTTCGATAAGAACCGTAGCCCAATAGTTCCACCCGAAAACGTCCGGGGTTTCCGGGTTAGCTGTTACCAATTCTACGGCAACGTATGGGCAGTAGATGGAACCGAATTTTGGCTTTCGTAACCATTTTCCCGCTAATCGGCATAATTCCCGGTGTCGGCTGTTATCGTGCGGCTGTTTTGGTTCCGGGAAGGTGGGGGCAGTATCAATAGCCCCCGGTCTACGTCCTTTTCTTCCCATAGCTTCGTTTCATTATGAAGCGGCCAATAGTGCGGGCCGCAACCCAATAACCGATAGTTTCCATGTATAGCCAAATAGCCCGCCTAAGTTTTCGTAATGCGTCCTGTACGCTACTGGCAATCCAGCGATGTTTTATGCCGTTCTTTGTATCTTTAAGTAGGTCGGCGTACGCTTCGGCTCGCGTACGGAAGTATGTATTTTCGTACATTATTCGCCCCGTGTGGGTGGTATTGGGCCAACCGTATTCCTCGCATTGTTCGGCCTTTACTGCCCAATTCTCGGTAGTAAATACCGGAAGGTTACGGGCGAAGGTGTCCGGTTCATCAATCAAGGCCCGAAGTACCCCGTTTTTTTCGTCTGCCTTGATACGAGCGGCAAGTTGTCCTATTTCGCTATTTTCTCCGGGCGTAACCAATGATGAATAGAAAACTTTACCGGTTTCTATATTTATGGCTATAAGCCCGTGAACAAACCCGGAACCGATACAAATACAATCCCCGCCGTATTTTTCTTCGTTATAGATAGCCACGATATACCCTATATCGTAATGCTGCTTTATTGTTTTGAATCCCATATACTTATTTTGTTGTTTGTTTGAACCATGCCCGGTAACAAAGTTCCCGGAGCAAATCCGAAATAATGGCTAACCCTTTGGAAAGCCATAAGCAAATCAATTGAAGCGGCACGACCGTAAAGAATACAAGCCAAAACACCGTATTCCATAATAGGCCGGTACGCCTTTTTACCTTTATCGTATAGGTAATTTCCCCTTTGTTCATACCGTTACTTTTTAGTTTCTACTTCTTGTTTCGCCCGATAGTTTACTACCGTTTGGGCTACTCTGAAAACAAGCCCGGTTATCGCGTCGCGCTGGGACTTCGGCAGGTCGCTTTCAAGGTTCGCAACCTTTATAAAAGTTTCCCTAATACCTTCTACCGTAAATATCCCCGCGTCCTTCAAAGCGTCGTACGGTGTCCGGCGATACCTACAACCTTCTTGCGGGGCCGGTCGTTTGTTGTAGGCTTCAATCTCGTAGCCTAAGAACTCGTTAAATTTGTCGTCCTTAATAATGTCCTTTACTTTCATATCTTTTTTTGTTGGTGTTTAGTAGCGTCGTTTCGTAAAGTGAATAATGGCAAAGTCAATCGTAACGGCAGAGGCGAGCCCGGCGAACTGCGGGTACTTCTTATCTGCTTCGGCGAAAACCGGCGCGAACCATGCCTTAAAATCGTCTACCGTAAGCCCGTCGTTTTCGGCTAAAATCTCCAAGGGGACGGGGTGGCCGTCTACCTCCGCCGTATAATCGTAATACATGGCAGTTGCTATCGGTTTATCCTGTTCTTCCGCATAGTGATTTATTACACGACGTTCGCGCCGTAACGCCAACCTTTGCACGCCTACAATGCCGGCCGGAATCTCGGTTATAACTTCTTGGGGGCTTCGGTATGGCTTCGCGCTCCATTGGCGGACGCTAAGAACTCCACCCGTAGCCGTTATTTTTTCGATTTTTGCCCGCCAATACCCGTAATTGCTTCGGCAGGTGTGTACCTTCCGCCCGTCGGCTACTTTGGCTATAAAGCCCGTTTCTTGCCCTTTACGGGGGTGCTTCGGGCCGAAGTATTTGCCAAGTGTTACTACTGCTTTCATACTATTGTGTTATTAAAACGTCCGACTTATTCACGGTTACGCATATTGGCTGTAATGGCTGGTTAAATGTTCGAAGGGCTACCCAAAGTTCCCCGGTTTCCGCTATCTTCTTCCGTTCTTCTTCGTCCAACTCAAAGCAAAAAACCGCCGTTCCGTCTTCTGATTTATATGCAGGAAGGGGGTAATATTCGGGTTGATTTTCTCCGTAAACTGCATTTACTTCCTTAAATTGTTTTGCTTTCATACTCTGTAATTTAATTAACTTTTGTTCGGTTATAAAGTAGGTGCGTATCTATTCCGGTAGCGTTAAAGACCAAGGCCCGAACGTCTTGCCCTAATTTTTCTACGGCTTTTAAGGTGTCTTCTTGGCTAACTCCTTCGGCCTGCTGCTTCTCGAAAAACTTATCTAATAGTGCGCTCATAAATATTTTTGTAGAAGCCCGGAACCCTTCTAAGGTGTAATTCGGTTTTGCTCCGTTAAATGCTTCGTACTCCCAAAGGGTAGCTTCCATTTCTTCAAGCACGGGGCTTAATTTCTTTCCTATCATATCGGTAATTGTTAAAATGGTAAATCGTCTACTTCTTCGGGTTGCTGATATGCCGGCGGAGCGTAAGTTGGTGTAGCGGCCGAAGTCGTTACGACCTGCTGGGGGGCTTCTGTTTGGTCGGCCCGGTTTCCGCCTAAAAGCTGCAATTCTCTAACCCGGCAATTTATACCGGCTTGCAATGCTCCGCCGGCTTCGTATGCCTTGGCCGAAAGTTCGCCGCGAATAAATACGCGGGTTCCTTTCTTCAAATAGTTAATTACCGGGCTTTCTCCGTATTTAAGGCAGCTTACCCAAGTCGTACGTTCGTGTCGTTGCCCCTGCGAATCTTTATAGCTTTCGGTGTGGGCTACGCTGAAAGCTATGTACTTTTGCCCGTTAAGGTCTTTAATAATGGCATCCGCTCCAAGGTTGCCAATTGCTTCTAATACTAACATGTTGGTTTAATTATTTGGTTATTAACTCTATTCCTTTGGCTACTACTAACGGCTGTTCTTCGCTTAATTTCCCGATAAAAGCCGTTATAATCCGCCCTTGGTCGGGGTTTATTCCTAATGGCGAAAAAGTCCCATTTTCATTCTTAATTACCAGCAAAATAGCCCCTTCCGGCAACTTGCTTAAATCCTTTGTTTTCATTTCGTTTTTTGAAAATCTTTACTTGTGAATAATCGCGGTGTTTCGTCCGGTAGCTGAACACCAATAGCGCGTAAGGCTTCCCGGTAGGTATAGCCGTTGTTTTGATAGTTCATAAAGACGTTATAGGCTTTGGGGTGCAGGTCGTACAATAGTTCGAAGCGCGATATTTTTTCTATGTGCGCTCCGAAGCCGCAAAACATACAACCGGTTCGGGTGTGCCCCTTATCGTATAGTTCGCAGTACGGAACTTTGAATTTCCGTAAGTAGGCCCATATATCCGCGTCCGTCCAAATGCTTATCGGATAACTTGCGATATGGTTATTTTGGAATGAATTGCAACCGCCCCGCCGTATATACTGCTGTTTTCTTAAATCGCTTTCGCCGGCCATAATCCCCAATATCGGTACTTCGCCGGTCTGCTTATTATACTTTGCAAAAGGCCGTTTTTTAAGACAATCGCAACATTGTTCTGAAATCATAAAAGGCTGTTTTATTAGATACTGCCAACGGTCGGCAATCTTCCCACTTGTGTACCCGCGCGTTGCGTCTGTTCCGTGAAGGCGAATAGCAAGTAGTTTTTCGCTTTTGGTCGTTTTCGCTTGGCGTATGCCGTGCGCCTGTTCTTTCGATATAAGCGGAAAACCATACTTCCCGATAACTTTCCTAACCGTAATTCCCGGCCGTATTATCGTTACGTTCTCGGTGCTTCTGACAAAGCGCACTATTTCGGGGTACTCGTTGCCGGTATTGCAAAAGACCGCCTTTATATCTCTATCGACAAACCGCCGTACTATGTCAAGCAATACGGTAGAATCCTTGCCGCCGGAGAAGGAAACGTAGGGGACTTTGCCCGTACGGGAAAGGAAGGCTTCTACCGTCCCTACCGCATGGTCTATCTTTTGGCTTAACGTCCAACCTTGGCGCGTGTTTAGTTCCTGTATCGTCATTATTGAAAAATCCCTAATTCTTTCTTTATCCGCCGGTTACTTATTTCAACATATTCGGGATTAAGTTCGAACCCTATATAATTCCGACTTAATTTTCTGGCTACTACGGCAGTAGTTCCCGAACCCATAAAAGGGTCAAGGATTAACCCATTTTCGGGGCTTCCTGCTTTTATGCAATCCACTATAAGAGTATCGGGGAATGTGGCAAAATGTGCGTCTTTGAAAGGTTTTGTAGAAACCGACCAAACGCTTCTTTTATTTCGGCTTGGTCGTGGTTCGTACATATTGCCGCTTTTCGTTAAGTAAAATTTATTGGGCGTTGCTGTATATTTATCTCCACCGTAACGGGGTAACTTCTTAGACTTGCTCCGTTCTATGGTACTAATAGCTACCGGCTCAAATATCGCCTCGTTGTCGAAATAATACTTTGCCGTCTTGCTTAGAAGAAAAATATATTCGTGTGATTTTGTGCAACGGTCGGTAACGCTTTCCGGCATAGCGTTTGGTTTATGCCATATAATATCCTGTCGCAAATACCACCCCGCGCGTCTTAATTCAAAAGCCAATAGCCAAGGAATACCTAATAGGTCTTTTGGCTTTATTCCTTCCCATGTTGCGTAACTATCTCCGATATTAACCCAAAGCGTACCCGTCGGTTTCAATACTCTATATACCTCTGCGAATACATTTACTAAACGCTGTACATAATCTTCCGGCGTTTCCTCTAATCCTATTTGTCCAGCTACTCCGTAATCTCTTAATCCGAAATATGGCGGCGACGTAATACAACAATCGACGCAATTGTCGGGTAGGCTCTTTAAGCCTTCTAAACAATCCATGTTATAAATAATATTTTCCTTCATTTCGTATTATAGTCAGACGCTTTCGCGGAAAATTAGTCTTTTGATAGGTGGGCTTTGACTGCGTTTGCATAAGCCCTAAATTCGGGGGTATATCGGTAATCATCCGGGTACTTTCTGAGGTAGTAGATAATTGTAGTGTGGTTCCGCTTCATCTCCTTTGCAATCTTTACTACCGTCGCCCCTTCTTCCCGGCATAGCTGGGCGAAAATCATGCGGGCAAAGACGTGCTTTTGCTCTCGACTTTCGCCTACAATATCGTAGAAGGCAACGCCCATGCCTTCGGCTATTGCCTGCTTTATGTGCTGGAAGGCCGGTACTTCTTCGTAAATAATTGTCTTACCCGTCAATTCGGCTAAATTCTTTTCAAGTGTAGCCCCTTTGGAAAATCCCCAATCGGGCAACAAATAGATAGCCTTGCACCCCATAAGTAGAAGTACGTCCATAGCTACGTGAACCTCCCAAGAGGCATTAGCCGGAATACCGTTTTTAAGCGGGTTTACCACCTCGTAACCTTGGGCTTTTAACATAGTTTCCGCCGCTTCAAATTTGGCCGCTACTTCTTCTATCGGCTGGCCGCTTATCTGTCCCGAAATGTATATCTTTTCCATGTTGGCTATTATTTTCTATAAGAATGGTTTATAAACGGGATTCTATCGAACATTTCCGTAAATCGGTCGGCAATACGTTCGCCGTATTTGTTCGCCAAGTCTTCCGCATTTAGGTTGCTTGTCATAATTGTAAATAGCTGCCGGTCATACCGGTAGTAAATCGTATCGACAAAGGGGCTAATTTCATTTCCCCAAACCTTCACTACGGAAGGTTCCGTACCTACGTCGTCAATAGCTAATAACTCAGCTTTCTTAATGCCGTTAAAGCGTTCCGGTTCGTTCTTTGCTATGTCTGCAAGTTCTAAGGCCGATACCGTCCTAACCGTCTTTCGTTGGTCGAAATATGCACTTTCGTACAGAATCCCTATAAGGCTACCTATCGCACGGGCTAAGGTGCTTTTACCGTTACCTACCGTTCCGAATAACAGAAGCCCCGGTTTACAATTGCCTGTAAGCCATTTTGCCGCCTTTTCTATATGGCTTTGTGTCGCTTCGTCGTCTATGAACTGCATACGCCGCCGCATAACTTCTGCTATATAACATTCCCGCAACATTGCCGGCACGTCTTCGGGGTATTTATCAACCTTAAAGCGTTCCGGTAAAGCCCTTCTTTGAAGTACCGCCCGGAACCGGGTTAAGTCCACCCGTTGCAGCCCCTGTTTGTTGTCCTTTTCGTCCATTTCCGCTATTCGCTATATCGTTACGTTCCCAAGTTCTAACCGCCGCTTTCCAATCCTTCATAGGGTTGCGGCCTACCTTCCAACCGTTTGAAGTGTAGAAGTCTAACCATGCCTGCGGGTCTACGTCGTTACCTCGTTCTTGGCAATACGCCGTAACTTCTTCTAAGCTGGGTTTCTGAAAGATTTTACCGCTTTTCATTTTAGGGGCTGCCTTGCTCCTGCCTTGGGGCTTGCCTGCCCCTAACGTCGGCCCTTGCGGTGGCTGGGTAATACCTTCGTTCAATACCCGTATAAGGTCGTATTTTTCAAGTTTTTGCAATACCGATTTATGCGCGTTGTTCGTAGGGTTCAAGTTCGATAACCCGCCGTACTGAAATATGATAAATTCGGGTAAAAACGCTTTGCTTCCGTTATTGAAGAAATGGATTCTTCCGGCAAAGGCTTTTTCGAAGTCCTCTAAATCGTACGTTTCGCCGCAATAAAGCCCGGCTACCTCTAAGTCTACTTCCCATATTCCGGCGTTGTCGCACTCGCAAAAAAGGTACACCCAAAGCAATTTATAAGCGGGCGGTAAGTCCCTTATAAATCGTTTCTTAAATAGGTCGGTATCTATAAATCTTTTTGCCATTTTGTTACTTTTGAAAAGCTACCCCGGCCCGGAAACCGGGGTAGCTGGGTTAATACTGCTATTGCTCGATAATCGCAATTTCGGGGCTTAGTTCCCGAATGCGGGCTACCTGCACGTCTATAATTCGGTCGCGCAGGTCTTCCAAAAGCTGGCACGCTCCGGGGCTTACAAGTTGTAGGGTTACGTCGCGGCCGTTTACCGAAGCGTAAAATTCCACTTCGATAGTTTCCGCCGGCATACCTTTGAAAATCGGAATTTGAAGGGTAAAGGCTTCCGGCAGGTTACTCATAACCACGCCGCTATAATTGTCTTTGAAGTCGCCCTTTTCGCTCTTTTGCTTCTCTACCTTGGAATTTACGGTAGCTTCGAAGTTTTTAAGTTCGGTTACGAGCTTCATATTCGCGGTTTTGTCCGGGAAAAATGCGCGGTTCATTTTGAAGAACTGCCCCAACTCGTTAGGTTCCCAACCTTTGCCGGCGTTAATCCCAAATTCGGAAAATTTGGGGTGCGTAGTCAGTTTTCCAACGATTCGCCCGCGTCTATATTCGTCGTCTTCGTTCGTGATAAGGGTAATACTTACCTGTTCACGGTCTACTAAGACGTGGCAGCGCAACGGGTTAATTTGTTCGGAATCGTACCGCCGTAATTCCAAAAATTCAACCGGCGCACCGATAACACCGGAAAGGTCGATTTTTACCGGGGGCTTGGGGGCAAGAACTGCGGGGGCCTCGCCCTCACGTACGATAATTTCCGCCTGCGTAGTTCCTTCGGGAAGGTTTACTACTACTTTTTTGTTTTCGTCCATACTTTTTTACTTGTTGATTGTGAAACTTTTACTTGGTTTGAAGTGGGCTACTTCGTGCGCCGGTACGATAATCGTAGTACCGGCGGTAATGTTACGGGCTTTCTTTTCGGCCCGTTTCTTCGGCTGGAAGGTTCCGAAGCCACGAAGGTAAACGGGTTCCTTGCGCTGTACGCATTCCTTAATTGCGTCTAATGTGGCTTCGATAATCGGCCTTACGTGGCTATCGTTTTGCCCGGTCTTACTGCCAACGACTGTAATTAAATCTTGCTTCGTCATTGCTTTGCTTTTTAGTTGTTAGTACCTGTTTTTCTTCCGATTTGGAAAAGTGTTGTTTGTAATTCTTCGCTGTACGCCGGCCGGCTCTCGATAAGGTCGCCGTTCTCGTTGTAGTAGCCGACTTCGCGGGCTTCTTGGTCGATGAACTTAAAGCGCCTTTCGGTAACAAATTCGGCTTTCTTCTTCAAACCGTCCAAGGTCTTTTTTCGCTCCGTCGTAAGGGGTTCCAAACGGGCCTTAAAGTCCTTCATCGCGGCCGTCTTTTCTTCCTCGATGTCGTTAATTTCGATGTCCGTTTCCGAAAGGCTTTCTTTCATGCGGGCCAATTCTTCCGGGGTAAAAGGCTTCATATACCCCTTTTCTTCCACCGCGTCGCAGTTATCCATAAGGAAGGCTACGCGCTTCTTGCCTTGTTCAAGGTCTTTCCCTAATTCTCTTTCCATGTTGCATTATTTTTTGATTAAAAGAAAATCGTTATAAAGACCTTCGAACTGACGGCCCGCGTACGTGGCGAGTTCACGGGTTTTATAGCAAAGCCGGGAGCCGACAGACGTATTCGCATTCGAAGCCGTGTAATCCGTATACGCGCACGAAAAGCCGGCACGCGCGGGATTATACACGAACCAAGGCCAATATTTGTACTCGTTGCTATTGGCCCAATCCGGCCGCCAACCTTCGTTAAGGGCTTCGGCAATGGTCTTTAACTTGCGGTAGGCTATTTCGTCCTTGGTAAAGCCTAACTTCGCTAATACGGTTTCGTTCATCGGCTCAATGCCAAGCACAGCGCAAGCGTCCGCGTAGGTCTTTACGCGCTTGGTAATGTCCTTCGGGGCAACCATTTTTACGGCCTGTAATACGGTCGTATTAACCCCTAACTTCTCGGCCAATCGTTCGGCTTCCTTGCTGGCAGCCTGTTCGTTCTCGTGTTTGTACGTCGGTGCGCCTTGGCCTTCGGCGTAAACCATAAAAAACTGCTTTTCCATTTTGTTATTTGTTAAAAAGTGAACTTTGTTTTTCTTCCCTCTTTTGCTCGTAAAGTATTCGCCTTTGTCGCGCAATACTCAACCGGACGGCCCTAATAGCGTCTTCACGCCCTTTTAGGCTTTCTTCGTACTCCAATAGTTCCGCTTCGCTTTGGGCGATAAAATACCCTTCGGAAGTGGCTATTAAGCCCGGTATAAGGTCGTTTGTCCTTATGTGGTTTATAATCTTCCTTACCCGTGCGTCGTTTAGTTTATAGGAACCTTTAAGGGTATTTACGATATGCTTGTTTGTAACGGCATTTTCGCGCCCTATTTTCGTCCTAAGCCCCCGTACGAGAAGCGGAAGAAGTACGCCCATTTCGTAATCGTTTAAGGGCTGCGTTTCTTGGTCAAATCCTTTAATCATATCAAAAGGGGGTTTTGTCGAAATTGATTATTAGCCCCGCTTCGGCTATATGTACGGTCTTACCGGTTGCGGCTCGCACTCCGGCCCGGAATTGTTCGGCGTTGCTGTTACCGTCGGAAAGGTGGATAAGAACAATATTATTTACCCCCTTTATATCGTTGGCTTGTAACGCCTGTACGCAATGGTCGTAGCTTAAATGCGATTTTAGCGTACGGTTCCGAACAACGGCGGGAATACGCCCGGCCGCTATATTCGCGTCCAATAGGTCTAAGCGGTAATTACATTCTATCAATACGTTATTAAGTCCTGCGAACTTGCATGGCAAGTAATAGGTATCGGTAGCGAATAGGATATTACCCGTTTCTTCGTGGTTGATGAAGAACCCCAAAGGCTCGGCGGAATCGTGCTTAATCCCGAAAGGAATAATTCGGAAACCGCCGAGGGTAAAAAGGCTTCCGGCTTTGCAAACATTCGCGCGGCGCGGGCCTTCTATTGGGGTGTTCTCAATTGTACCGGCCGAAGCGTAGACGGGTACGGTAGCTTTCAATACTTCGTTAATGTAGCCTGCGTGGTCTTTGTGTTCGTGGGTAATTAGGCAGCCTACAACCTTCGTTATATTGTAGTCTAACGCTTGCTTCACGCTGGCGAACCTTACGCCCGCTTCCAATAACAAGGCTTCGCGGTCGTTCTCCAAAATGTAGCTATTTCCTTGGCTACTACTGCCTAATACTTTTAGAACCATTGTACTACGCTTCTACGATTTTGCGAAATGCTTTACGTTTCCTTTTTAGCGGAAGGTTCCGGCCTATGAAGTCCATAGCCGTAGCAAACTTGCCCGAAAATCGGTTAAGGGCTTTGCCCTGCTGGGCTACGCTCTGTTCGCTCTCCTTCGCCATGTCCGCCGCTTTGTTAATCCGGGCGTTCATTGCGTCGATGTCCTTTGCCGTCAAAAAGGCAATACCAAAAATTACTTTCATATTAGAATCCGGGTGTTTTAGGTGGTTGCTGGGTTCCGGTCGTTCCTGCTTGGCCGAAATCAAGTGTTCCACCTGCGTTGGCATTGTTTTTAACTTCGGCTTCTACCTCGTGGGTAACGTCCTTATATTCTACGTCTTCAACGGGGCCGCTTTGTTCGTCCGCGTCGCCGAAGTCGCAACCGGTTATATACTCGTAAAGGGCTTTTTTGGCGCGGCGTTCGGCTTTACCTCGGATTTGGTCGGGGCTGCTGTAATCGTCCTTCTTCACGGTAGCCACTATTCCGAAGCTGTTTTTTTCTCCGTTGTGCGTATAGCTGATTTTGCAAGGCACTTCCGCAAATCCGGCGGTTTGGCCTTTGTCAAATGATACGTCGATGAAGTATTTTACGCCGAGTTTCCGAAGAAGGGCCGTATAGCCTTCCTTGGTCGGGTACATTCGTTCGGCAATAATATTAAATTGGTTGCCGGTCGGGAGAAGCCCGATACTTACCGCGTCTATAATCGCGTCCCGAACAACCGGAATGGTATAAAGCGGTTGTACCGTCCCGTTTTTACGCGGCCGCCCGTTACGGTCGGTAAGAAAGCCTACCTTCGTGTTCATAAGCGGCATAAATACACGCTCCATTACTTCGTCGGAAAGAGCTTCGCGCAAAAGGGCAATTACGTTTACGGCGGTAAATGCCGCGCCGAAGTTGTTTACAATCTGCAAGGCCGAAGCGTCCTTACAGGCAAGTTCGAATTTCCGCTTTGCTTCGTTAATTACGGTTAATCCTTTTTCTTCTGCCATAACTCATATTTTTATAGGTTATTCGTTTCCAAGAAGTCGGCTTAATTTCTTCAAGGTCGCCAATTTCATAGCTTCGGTAGCAAGCGGCGCGGTTTTTTCTTCGGCAAAGAAATTTGCCAATCCTTCTATTACTTGCCCGCCTTTACCGCCTACGGCTATTACGCCCTGTATATCGCCGTCTTCTTTGTCGTCGCCTTCTTTTCGGTCTATGCCGATAAGAATAAAGGCCCGGCCTTCGTTGTCTTTTACCGCCTGCGTAAGCGTTTCGGCGATTTGCTCCAACTGCTGCGCGAACTCGCGCTTTTCTTTGTTCTCGTTCATAACTTTAATTTTTATAAGTGGTTAATGGTTAATTCTCTGTCGGTGGTTACAACCAATTTTACAAGCTGGGAAGCAACCGGGAATAGTTGGTTTACGCTTTCGGCGTTGTCGATGAATACCGGTGCGCTTACCCCGTGATACAGGCAAAGCGTGTTAATGATGTCAAGCCCGGCGTTTATCTTTCCGGCCGTATTGAGGTCTGCGTACTTAACCCCGTCTACCATTGCGATACAAGTAGGGGTTTCGCCGCCGTTTAGCTGGGGTTCGAACATTCGGAAGCGGACGGTTTGGAACTTAATATTTACCCGGCGTTCTACTTCGTCCATTCGGGCCTTATTAAGTTCGTCTATCGTAAATTCCTGCTTTTCTAAGTCTGCTTGCTGCTGGGCTAATTCCTTTTCCCGCGCCAATATTTCGGCCTTCTTTGCGGCGTTCTTTTCAATGGTAGCCCGAATACTTAGCTTTTGTTTTACTTCGTCCAAAAGGGCCGTAAGTTCCCGTTTCTTGGCGGTAAGCTCGGTAGTATCGGCCGCCGGTATATCCGAAATGGTAGCGGATATTTCGGCTATCCGGGCTTCTATCTCCTTCCATTCGGGTAAGTCTTCGGGGATAATGTCGGTAGATACGGTTACTTCCGGGTTGGCGGCTATTTCCGCTTCCAAGTCCTGTAACTTCTTCGCGTATTCGGCTTTCTTGGCGGCGATAGCTTCCATACGTTCGGAAAGTTGGGCTTCCAATTCCTGTAACCGGGCTTTCTTTTCGGCTATTCGCTGGTTTAGCGTTTTGCCTTCTTCGGTAATCCGGGTAAGGTCGCGGGTCTTGGCTTCGTCGAATTTGGCCCGCGCCTTCTCTTTGGCGATAGCGTCCATACGCAAAACGCTTGCGTCCGAGCATAAGGTTTCGTATATCGGGCAAATAAGGCCGTCGGTACTTACTTTGTATTCTTCGGCGTTCCGCGTATTCCATTCTTCGCGCTTGGCTTCCACCTTGGCGGATAAGCCCGCTATTTCGGAAGTAAGGGTTTTAATAGTATAGCGAATATCGGAAAGGCCGTTTTCCGAAGCGGCGTTATAGTTCGTGGCTTCGCGCTTCGTAATTTCGTAGCTGGTCTTAACCTCGTTACGTTTGGCGTTCTTCTCGTAGCCTTCCTTTTGCGCGGCCTGTCTTGCTCTGAAAACTACGTCCTGCTGCTGGTTCCGAAGGTCGTTAATCGCCTTGCGTTTTTCCTGCACTCCTTCGTAGTGTTTGCGGGCCGTTTCTGCAACGTCCGTAATAGCCGCTTCCACTTCTTCCAATTCGGCGGATAAGCGTACCTTTTCGGCTTCCAAGGCTTCGTAATCCGGTGCTTCGGGCGTAACGCTGTCTATTGCGTTAATCTCGATAGGGCATTTTTCCAAACCTTCCTTAATCCGGCTTTTGCGGTAGGCTATTTCTTGTTTGAACTCCGCCAAATCTTTACCGGAAAGCTGGGAAAGGATAGCCGCAAAATCGGCACGGCCGGCGGCCACTTCTTCGTATGTTACGCCCCCGGCAATGCGTAGCAATATTTCGCGCTGGGTCTTCCAATCCAACGAAGGGAAGTAAGCCGGGTTCGTAATCAACTTAAAAAGTTGTTCTTCGGTTATGGCTGCTACCTTTTCTTGGAAAGCTCCTGCCTTAATTTCTACGCCATTGCAGAAGTAATGCGTAGTATTTCCTTTAAGTTCTACTTCGGCCTTGCCGCGCGGTTTTACCCAATCTTCCGTAAGGGTGCGGGTAAGGGCTACTTCTTCGCCGTTTACGTCTAAAACTGCCGTTACGGAATGTTCCAATTTAAGTATAGGGTTCCCGTCCGGGCCGACCGTCTTAACGGTAAATGCGCCTTTCCCGCTATCCGTACGGTCGTTACTGTCTTTGCCAAATAAACACCAGGTAAAAGCATCTGCTATTGTCGTTTTTCCGGTAGCATTTGCACCACAAATCGAAGTTTCTTTTTTCCCGAAGTTTACTTCTAATGACTTTATACCCTTAAAATTGGTAAGATTTAATTGTTTTAGAATTACTGTCTTCATATTATTTCTTTTTAGAATTTCTCTTATTCTTTTGTTGTTCTGCATTGGTTATCCACCGGCAATTGGACGGCTCATAATTCCCGTTTACGTCTATGCGGTCTAAGGTCAAATTATCGGCATATCCGTTACTTAATGCCCAATCACGAAAAACGACAAAGCTATTTTTCCATTCATTGCAAACTTTTATACCGCGACCGCCGTAATCTTTATATCGGTGGTAGTTAACATTGACACAGCGATAATTCATCTTATCCCAAATGTTGTAAAGTCGATTTCCTTTATTTGCAAAGCCATGTATAAATGTTGCTTCGTATTTATAACACCCACAACTTTTTTTATGTCCATTTTTTAATGGAGTACCTGCTGCAATAGTTTCATTTCCACAATCGCAACGGCACAACCATATTACACGCTTGTATCTATCCGTACCGTATCGGCGTATAACCGTTAATTTTCCAAACCGTTTTCCGGTCAAATCTTGTAAAGGCCTCATTTCTTTTTCTTATCCCGTTTTGCGGCCAACTCTAAGGCTTTTTCCGCGTCTACTATTATCTTACGACCTATTTGCTTATATGCCCCGTCAATTAGTCCGCTTGTCTTTATTCTGCTGGCGGTGGTAAGCGAACATTTGAATAGTTCGGCAATCCCGGCCCGGCCGTAGACGTATTTTTTCTTCGGGTCTTTGGTAACGTCTACTTCTATCCGGGGGCTTTGTCCTTTCTCTATTAGTTCCAATAATTCCCCCGCCGTAAGGTCTATTAGTCTTGTTTTTAAGTCTGCCATACCTAACTGTCTTGTGGGTCTTCCGGTAGCGGAACCCGTTTTATAAGGCGGGCGGCATTAGCGAAATTGGCAACCTCTAAAAACAAGAACCAAAACGGGGCTTCCGCCGTGCTTGCAAGAAGGCAAAACGATATAGCGAAATACCATACTATCGCCTTCTGTTTTAGCGTCAATCCCGAAAGGGATAATTCTTTAATTAGTCGCTTCATAGCCTTTGCCTTTTATAGTTCCCAAAAATCTAATTCGTATTCCTGCCGTCTTCCGGTTTTTCGTGTCGCTGTACGTTCGGTAGCCTTGCGGCTTCTGAACAGTCGGTAGGTGTCGCCTTGGGCGTACAATTCATGCGGTAGAATAATCGCAAGGAAGAAGCAGGCTATAATTGTCCGTTTTATAGGGGATAGGTCGAAAGAAACGCCGCAATGTGTGCAGAACCACCATACGCAAAGCTCCGTAGCCTTCTGTATTCCTATCTTGCTATAAATGTTTCGCGCGGTATTCTCAACCGTTCGGGGCGAAATAGAAAGCCTATCGGCCACTTCCTTTTTTGCGGCTCCCCAAGCCAATAATTCGGCTATTTGGGTTTCTCGCTGCGTTAGTCCTGCTTCGGCTCTCATTTCTATTTCCCCCAAATGTTTGTCGTAACGCCGTACTTCCTAAATACCAATTCGACGGCGACGGCTTGGCTTGCCTTGGGTTCGATACGTCCGAACTTGTAAGCCGCAAAAGTGTTGCGGTTGTTAATCCCCAACGCCTGCCAAAGCTCCTTAGTGGCGGCTTCTACGTCAATTTGTCGAAGCTGCATAAAGCCGGCGTTAAATCCTTCTTTGTAAATTGTCGTTTCGCTCATTTCTCAATATTGTTAAGTATGTATTCAATTGCTTTTTTATGGGAAGCAAAGCTATTCCCGTCGAACTCGAAGGTTTCCGAATAAGGGCCGCCGGCAACCTTAAAGGTGCGCGTTCCCTCGTAGGTCTTCCCGTTAATCGTAAAGGTTAGTTTTGAAACTGTTACCCTTTCCGTAACCCGTCCCCAAGGCTTTTTTACCTCGGTATTGCTTAGCGAAATAGTTTCGCCTACCGCGTACGAAAATTCTATACGCCTTGCTTTGCCATTAACTATTACTGTCTTCTTCATCCTCTATTTGAAATATAGTGTTACTTGTAATCCTCGGCGTAGACGGCATTTTACGCTGTCCTTCTTGCTGTTAAGTGCGCGGGTAATGAATTTTTCGGTAAGCTCTACACCGATTAGCCCCACCAAGCCGGAAACCCCTACAAGGCGGTTTATCCTTTTGTTTTCGCTGTCTACTCCGTAGACTTTCAAAAGGAAGTTTCGGTTAATAAATGTCGTATCGTACTTCATAATTCATTGTCGCTTAAATTGCTTAGGTATTTTTTGCTATGCCGCTTATTTGCTCGGAGCGTATTATTATTATACCTTTGCAATCGTATCGGTTACACAATGCAAATATATAGCATTGCAGTACAACAAGCAAATTTTTGCTATACAAAAAGCGAAAAATATTTTTTGAAACCTTCTAAAATCGTGTTATATGGGTGTAAAAGAAAGACTTAGGGAGTATATCAAAACCCTAAATATTAGTGAACGGGAATTTTGTAGGCAAATAGGCGTTTCGTCGTCTTATGTCAATAATATACGCCAATCTATACAGCCCGATAAGATGAAGGCTATCGGCGAAAAATTCCCGGAGCTTAATCCCATGTGGTTACTTACCGGCGACGGCACAATGCGGAACGGAGATAATACAAACCGCATTTCGGGAAATAACAACACCGCCGTTGCCGGCAACGGGAACCAAGTTACAACTAACGATATTGCGGGTTTGATTGAACTGCAAAAAGGCTATCAAGAAATGATAAAAGAAAAGGATAGCCAAATAGCCCGACTTATATCTGTAATTGAAAAGCTAAGCGAAAAATAAAGCATTGCAGTACGTTTGCGTTATGTAATAGTATGGCTTTTCATAGTACGCTTATAGGAAACGGGCAGAAATGCCCCAAATTTCAACGCAAGTATATATAGCTATACTTTCTACCGCCCAACGTACAAAAGTGCCTAAAATCAAAAATTCGATAAAAATAACTGTGCATAATGGAACCGGAAACAATCGAAATAAAAGTATCCGAATACTACGACCAACCCAAATATTACGGGGACATGCCGGAAGCGGTGTTTAATGCCTTGGAAGCGGCGTTTATTTCCGGCGCGGAAACTGCCATAGTGCCAAAGACGGCGTTCGAAATGATGTTAATGAGCTTTGAAAATGGGCGTAAAGAAGCCTAAGATAATAACCCCTATCGAAGATGGCGTAAACCGCCGTTTCTTCCAAGCGATAGAAGCCCTTGTTTCATTGGGCCGTTTGTCCGCTTTGGAATCCTTTTGCAAGGAAGCCGGGTTAAGTGCTTCCCGCTATCGGGAAACCCGATTTACTTACGGAGTAACCCCAAGGCCCGGTAAAGTTTCCCGCTATAAGTCTATACAAATAGAAGCCCTTTATTATTTGGTAGCCAAGTATTCCGTTTCTTCCGATTGGTTATTAACCGGCCGGGGTAATATGTTTTCAAAATGAAGCGGACTATTAAATTTAATCTATTCCCCAAAAAGGTAGGGGGTGTATTGGTAGAGTGTCGCCCTATTCGTATGCGTGTTTGCTATGCCGGGTATCGGGTAGACTTTCGGGTAGGGTATAGTATTGAACCGGAAAAATGGAATGAAGAGGAAGGCCGCGTTATCTCCAATACAAAAAACCGGTTCCGACAAACGGCCGGCGAAATAAATAAGGCTATTACGGCTTGCGAAGAACAAATAGAAGCCATATTTACCCGGTTCGAACTGCTGGAAAAGCGGGTACCGACACCGGGCGAACTTAAAACGGCTTTCGATGAAGCTACCGGGAAGATAACCCCGGCGACTGAAACGGAAGAAAACGGCCAGCCATTCTATAAAGCCTACGCCGAATTTATGGAAACTATGGGCCGTTTGAATGATTGGACGAAAGCGACTTATACGAAGTTTAATAGCCTGCGTAAGCACTTGGAAGCGTTTAACAAGAACCTTACATTTGACGAAATAAACGAAGATACCCTACAAAAGTTTATTACAAGCCTTCATAAAGCCGACCTTCGTAATACTACCATATCTAAAAATATGTCCTTTCTTCGGTGGTTCCTGCGCTGGGCGCACCATAAAGGATATAACCCAAGCAACGTACACGAAACATTTAAGCCGAAGTTCAAAGGGGCCGACGGAAACGCAAAGGAAATTATATACTTGGAATGGGAAGAACTGTTTAACCTGTATTCCTTCAAATTCCCGCCGTCCCGGTCTTCGCTGGAAGCCGTGCGCGATGTGTTTTGTTTCTGCTGCTTTACCGGTCTTCGCTATTCCGACGTGGCAAAATTGCGCCGAAGCGACGTAAAGAAGGATTATATAAGCGTGGTTACTCAAAAGACCGTAGACGGCCTTATTATCGAATTGAATAAGTATAGCCGGGCTATACTGAAAAAGTACGAGAATATAGGTTTGCCGAACGATAAGGCCCTACCGGTCATAAGTAACGTAAAAATGAACGAACACCTTAAAGTAATGGGGGAAATGGCTGGTATCGACGAACCTACAAGGGTCGTATATTTCAAGGGGAATGTTCGGTACGAAGAAGTATTACCGAAATACGCCCTTCTTACCACCCATTGCGGCCGGCGTACTTTTATCATAAACGCGCTTAGGCTTGGGGTTCCGGCCGAGGTCATTATGAAGTGGACGGGGCACAGCGACTACAAAGCGATGAAGCCCTATATTAAAATTGTCGATAAATTGAAGGTCGCCGAAATGGATAAATTTAACAAGTTCCCGATACCCCGAAAGAAGGGGAAATAAGCCGAACCCAAAAAGGAACCCAAATACGCCTTAACTAATCGGTAACGTATGGTTCCTTATGTTACCAACAATCGGGCTAAAACGCTGACATTTCGGAAACTTGGTAACGTATGGTAGTTCGTTGTTCGCATGGTATTACAGCCTCTCTCTCCGCAAACGACCGGGTGGTCGGCTGGGTTGCAAACATTCGTTTGCAACCTTTTTTATTTTCGGGGTGGACAAATTTGTCCGGAACGGTCTTAAGATAAAAGTTGGTCGTATGGCTGGCAGGCGAAAATCAGGAGTTCGCAAGGTCGCCTCCGGTCCAACGGAGGGAAGGACGGGCGGCATGCGGTAACGCGAAGTCGAGCGGGCTCTGCCGAAGAGTGGAAACGGGGCGAAATGTTGTACGGAAGCACAGCTTTTTTGTGCCTGCAACGCGGCAAAGTCGTTCGAATGGGCTGCCGCGATAGAATGGCCGATACGTTTTTTGTTTCGGGACATTTGTACCCTCCGGCCGGATCGGGGAGAGGTGTTTTTTGTGAAGCTGATCCGCAATCCCTGATCTTTCAAACGATAAAATTTGAAAAGCCGCAAACATTGCTTGCGGCTTTTCAGTTACCAGGATAGAATGAGTGCATTGGGGGCACGGTATACGAAATTGATTCGTGCGGTGTATCGACTTATTTACCAT